CCGAACAATACCAACACTGCCAGGGCCTCACCTATAAACGCAAATATCTCCTTCAAAGAGTACCGCTTTATGCCATCGTCTATTTCATTGTGATGCTCATTATTAAGGATGTGATACATCAGATTTTTTTTACCGTTATCCATTAGCTACCTCCAAATGATTGAGTAGGTTACGGACACTGCTCAGTGCCCACTTGTTTGCACCACGGAAAGTCTTAGCCCCCCGTGCCTCAAGGCCCTTTGCCACCTTTGCCAGGGTATCGCAACCATACTGACGAAGGTCATTGACAACGGGCCGGAGTTCTTCTGCCCAGTCCATCACACTGGCCCTGGTAGCCTCGCCACCAGCCTTTGCTCCATGTTCTGGATTAGGACACCCAAGAGCATCTCCACGGGCCTTCTTGGCCGCGAGAGCATTCTTTGTCCGCTCACTGATGAGTTCTGCCTCATACTCAGCGATGTTAGCCATAAGTTGTAATACAAACTTTGTGGCCGCTGGGTTGTGCATTTGAGGAATATCGCAAGCAATGATCGGGACGTTCTGCTCCAGGAGCCTGGTTAAGAACCCCAGGTTACGGGTCAGACGGTCAATCTTTGCAATGACTAGGGTCGCACCCTCACGCTTACAATGTTCGAGAGCGGCCTTCAGTTGTTTCCGGTGACGGTCACTACGCTTACCACTCTCATATTCCACATATTCGCCGATAATCTCAACGTCAGTCCCCAGATGTTTCCGGATGATCTCACGCTGGGCCTCCTCGCCAAGGCCACTAAGGCCCTGACGTTGGGTACTAAGCCGGAGATAAAGAGCATATTTATTCATATCTATGCCTCCACAAAGCAAAGGTCAAAACTGTAATGAGGCTCAGTATAACCCCAGGGGCCAGTGATGGCGAAACTCGCGCCGATGGCCCACTCAAAAGGACCAGCCTCCCAAACAACACGCCAGCAAGCATAACCCATGCCCCATTCCAGGGTTTCTTTTGGGGTGTAGATACTAACCTCCACATCAGGGTCCATGCCCTCTGCCTTGGCCCGTTTGCACAATGCCTTGTAAAGAGCCTTGGCCGCACCAGCGCAAGTCTTATACTTGCCAGGATCGAAGTCCAGGGTGTCATACTTGATCTTGCCGCCAGTCTCACAAGCCAACTCATCACTGTAAAATTTAATAGTCATTAGACGACCTCCTTCTCTTTCGCCACATGGCTATAAACAGCCAAGACTTCTTCCATTGCCGCACTAGTCAACTCGCCGAACTTCTTGGCGACTGCCTCACTGTCCGCATCTGGGTTATGATGGATCCACAAGACAAACTCATGGGCCTCATGTAACGCTTTATTTACCATTTAACATACCTCCTACACACTTAATATACGCTTTATTCACCGTATTGCAATAGCCAAAGGGTAATTTTTTTTTATCCCCCATATTCAAGCCTCCTTTAATTCCCAAGCTATGATTTCTTTGCCAATGACCTTGGTCTTGTAATCCTCATTAAACAGGAACTCTACCATCCAGAACTCAGCACAAGCCTCGAAGGTCTCAAACTCATAGACCTTGTAAGGCTTGTTCTCCTTCCATCCCTCAGTGATTTTCATGTGACCTCCTTATGCCCAGTGGCTAGTGAAGACGGGCTGGTCTTCATATGGGTAACAGTACCCGTGCCAAGGACTTTTGAATGTCGGCTTGTTGCAATACATCATGACCCGTTTTTTAAATGGCTTGCCGATGATCTCCTTGGTCGGAACCACCTTGCCACTGGCCCAACTGTCGGTCTCGACCCATTCGCTCTGGACCTTGGCACAAGTGACCATGGCCTTGGTCTTGGCAATCACCATGTAAAACCCGACATTGGTCTGGTCATAACCCCAACTGTCATACCAGATATCACCGACATTAATTGTTTCTGTTGTGTTCATTAGGCATCTCCCTTTTTCATCGTGCCATCAGGATTGTAAGGACATAAGTCCCAGTCGTGGACCAGGCTATCAATGAAGTCCTTAACCTCATCGATAATCTCTTTCTTGGTCATTTCGTAATAGCCAGGCTCACAGACCCAGACCGTGGTGACATATTGAGGATGGACCCAGGGCAACCTAAAAGCGATGTCGATTACTCCGCCACTGTAATCGTAATCGGCGACCTTCTCCCAACGCTTCTTGCCCAGGGCTTTTTTCATTGCGGCTTCTGTGTACATTAGGCAACCTCCACTTTCTCAGCTTCACCATAAGCAATGCACTCATTACAAGCACCAGCTTCTTCACCCAATGCCTCGATGTTGTATTCGCAATCTTCACAACCATCGACAGGCAAATAGACATACTCTTTAGTGACTGCATCCATCATTTT